TAATTTCAGAGTTCAATATATGTACTGTAGGTGGCATAAAGTTTTCTTTGGGTGGCTTAAATAGCGTATTCCCAAAGTAATCTCTAAAAACTACATGCTTTCCATCCTTTCTCTCAATAGTTCCCGATAAACCTATTTTATACCTAGCATAGCTAGTATCAATTATTTTCGAAAACGTTGGAGACGAGACATGATGCATTTCGTCCAAGATAACTGTGCCAAATACTTTCCGTATAGCTGGAATGTTACGATAAAGAGTTTGAGTATTGCCAATAACAATAGAACCAGAAAGGTCCATGCTACCACTTCCAATAATGCTTGGCTTAAATCCATAAACTTTCTCTACTTCCTTTGCCCATTGATTACGCAAAGGAACTGTGTGGGTTACCACAAGTGTTTTCTGTCCTAACTTGCCAGCAATTGCAAGTCCTGTAAAAGTTTTGCCCCAGCTTACCCAAGCATTGATAATAGCATTATCTTCTAGCTTACTGTAAACTTCCTGCTGACTCTCTCTAAGATCAAACTTGAACTCAGGAAAGTCAACAGGATGGCACTCTCTTTTGTCGACTATTTCATAGTCATCAGGAATTAAGTCTGTTCTACCAACAGGAATACTTACTAAATCTGTACGCACCCTTGCCATGTTTTTTATCACCATGGGAGGATCAGTAGGGTTGTAAGAAGGTATAGTATATGTCAACTCTTTATCTAAAAAGTTTTTATACTCTTCTTCTACTTGTAAGTATATTCTATTGCTTATTACAGCTTTCATGCAGCACTTAATTCTTTTTGTTTTGTAAAATGATTATTCTGTCTAGGAGTGACATACCTTAGATTATCGAGCCTAGGATTCTTTGGATCATCGTCTATATGATCTACATTCATTAAAGTTCTAACAAAGACTAGTGCATTTTCATCTAAGCCAAAGCCTTGTAAAGCCTCTGGTAATGTTTCCTCTGTAAGAGGAAGAAATGCATTTGCAACTAGAACATGAACGTCTGCTTTTTGACGCACATTTCTCCCAGGCTGAGTAATAGTAACTGCAGCATAGTGCTTTATTGACTTTTTACTCCTAACTTGCCATTTTAAACGATATCCGCCAGGGCCTTTTACTCCCCCGTAGTTTGATACAATATATGAATTAGACAACTCATTCTGGTAAATAACAGGTCGCCACTTTTCTCCTGGTAGATCTTCATCTCCTAGGTACTGCTCTGGAAAGTCGTTGTTTGGTTCTCTAATCATAGTCCTAAATCTGTTTTTGCTGTTATATAATCTCTTACAAAATCACTTCTTACAATATCTTTTATCTCAAAGTCAATAAGATCAAACTGATCCATTGCCTTTAATACTTTGATAAAGTCTTTTAGTCCGTTTCTTTGTAAATCCGCCTGTCTAAAGTCTCCGCAAAAAATAACTCTACAGTTAGTTCCCACACGAGTTACTATCGAGTCTAGTTCATGGAATGACATATTCTGACACTCATCAACTATGATTACAGCATCTTTGAGGGTAATTCCTCTTAGATAAGAAGTAGTCATAAAATGTACTAGACTCTTCGTTTTTAGAATCTCATAGGCATCACCCCTCTGAAACAGCTCTACTGCAATATCTTTGTAGGGCTCTTCATAAACTGATGCCTTCTCTTTTTCAGAGCCAGGCAGAAATCCTATATCTCTCGTAGGGACAGCACTTCTTAGTATAATAAGCTGCTTATATATCCCCTTTGTCATATCGTCGAAAGCAAGATAACAAGATATAAATGTTTTACCTGTTCCTGCAACTCCGTGTAATACTAAGTTTCTTTCGCTTTCAAATGCCAGAACTTGATTTCTAGTTAGTGGCTCTATTTCATGTAATGTAAGACTAGCTGCTGCTAGAGTTTTATTTTTTCTGTTTCCCATAGATAATTATACTTTTCTTCGAGTGTCGGAGTGTTTAGTTGCCGAATACTCATAAAGCATCCACGGTAGTCCCGCGATATGCAAAACACCCACCCATTGTAAATCATTTACTGGAGGGCGGGGTATTTTGAAAGGAAAGTTTATTCCTTTCAACCACAACACGGAAGCAGAGTTTTTAAGCTCTATCTTTCGTATCTTGTAGTACCTTAAGGAACTCCAAGTAGTTTTTTCATATATAAATGGAGTCCCTTCTGCATCAATAAAAGAACTTATTCTATCTTGCTTTATAATGCCTAAAGAGCTACTTATAGAGCGTTTCAAGGGTAATATATTCTTCATTGGTGTCTGTAGTCGTCGCATTCCAAGGGTTTTTCCTGACATATTTTTGTCATCTACTAACTTATTATCAACGTATAGTAAACCATCAATCTCTTCCCAGTTAGAAGATGGCAGTATATAAACAGGAAACTTTACGTCACTGAATTTCTTGTAATTTATGACCATACATTTTCTCGAACTTACCTAAGGAATAGTCGTCATGTACATCAAAATCACAGCCAACAGGAGCACCTGGGATAGAAATACCCCTATCCAATTGAATATATCTTTGTAAGGCTTCATTGTATTCCTCCACCTCTTCTTCTGGCACCTCTGCAAGTATTGAGTCATGTACAAGTGCAAATATACGAGACTTCATCTTTTTGGCTTTAATATGCGCGTGCATATCAATTGCTCCTAGAAGATTAATGTCCGAAGCAGGTGACTGTACGAGAAAATTAAGGCCAGAACGAACAGTATGACTCCGAATACCAGCATCCTCAGATAGTACGTTTGGTAGTCTTCGTTTTCGTCCAAAAAACGAATATACGAACCCATTCTGTTCAATAAATTTTTGATTATCTTCCAACCACGACTTAAGGTGGTGAAAGGAGTTAAAATAGTCATCAATAACTTCTTTAGCTTCTGATACACTGAATAATTTTCCTGAGTCTTTCGTAACCTGTTCGCTGATCTTTTTGGGGCCAGCGCCGTACATAATACCGAAGGTTACGGCTTTTGCTGCTTGTCTTTGAGTTCCGTATAATTCTGCTACATCTTCTACTTCGCAGGGCAGGCGAAACACTGTTTTAGCAATTGTACTATGGAAGTTTCCGCCGCTGCGGAATACATCCATAAGTGCCTTATCATCTGCCAGTTTTGCAGCAACATATACTTCTGCAGTGGTTAAGTCCATTGCAACAATTTTATTACCAGGTGCAGCTTTGATACATCCCTTTACTATGGGATTGTCACGAGGCAGTTGTTGCATATTAAGTTTCCCACTAGAAGAAAGACGACCGGATGTAGTACCATGCAAATTAAAATTAGTTCGCAAACGTGAGTCTCTGTCCAACTGAGGAATGATCTTATCAAGATATGTATTCTTGATCTTACTTTTCTGTCGAATGTTGAGAATATGCTTGGGAACCTCATGAGTTTCGCCAAGCTGTTGTAGTACTTCTGCGTCCGTCGAGTTTGCACCTGTGCCTGTCTTTTTACCTGTCGGTTGTAGTCCGATGTAATCAAACAGCAATGAACGTAATTGTACTGTGCTGTTTGGGTTAAACTGCTTGCCTTGAACTGTTTCAAATCTTTTTATTTCATCTACTTCGTACAAGGCTTGGATAGCTTCATCAATATCATCTTGCATTAAGCCTTGTGACACAAGCAGTCTCTGTCTATCAAAAGGTACTCCGTTATCCTGCGCTTCAGTCAGGAAGCGGCAGCCAGGAATAAGAATGTTGTCATATACCCACTTGAGTTTATGGTTTTCTTTAATTTTCTTGAACTTTTGATAGAGCAGAAAAGTACACACAGCATCCATAGCTGCGTATGTTTTCATAATCTCAAATGGAATCATATCCCAAGAGAAGCTCTCCTGGTTGAGTCCGTTAGCACGCTTGTATTGGTCAATCCAGTCATACATAGGCTTTTCATAGTCACCATATGGAGTGAACTTGATTGATAACTGTTTGAGGCCATGCCCTCCGGGATTCTCGTCTATGAGGTAATGGAGCAACATGGTGTCTTCAAAGTTAGGAAACTCAAATCCAAAATGATACTGGAAGAAGGCCATATCAAACTTAGCGTTGTGAAAGATTACTCTTCTTTTTAGAAATAGCTCATGTAGCATAGTCTCTATTTCTTCATCAAAACACTCTGTGTCAATATAGATACCGTCCTGCCCATTGTAAGACATAGAAATACCAATCATATGTCCATTACGAGGGTATAGTCCGTTTGTCTCCGAGTCAAGTGCAATATAGTCCCCCGTATGTGCTAAAGCACCACGAATCCATTCTTTTGCTACTTCTGTATCTTGTGTACCCATTGCGATGCTTTCATCAATAATGACATCTTCAATCTCACCGTTGATGTAAGCAATAATATTTTGTTTTGAATCATCCCAGGTACGTCTAGCTTCTGGTTTGAAAGCCAACATAGATGGATTGATTACAGGCAGGAACTTACCCTCTACTTTCTTGCCAGAGTATTCTGTTACTGAATTAATTTTTGTAAAGTACTTCAAAGCATCACTACCTACTAGGACTATCCAGTCATAGGCATCTGTATCAATAGAGATATCACAGTCTCGCTTGAGTACTTTCTTAATTGTAGGGTCAGAGCAGAGTTGATATTGATCAAATTCAAAAGCACCGTCAAACTCTCTGCTGAAGTTTGTACGGCTCGGTTTAGTTTCTACTAATGCAACTTTAGGCATATAATTTATTCTCCAGTTTTCTAACTTGGGATTCGGTAAGTGCACCAGGATCTAAGTCTTTTAGATAGACATTCCTGGTAATGAGACCAACTTTCTCGCACATTACCTGTATATTTGTAGCAGCTTTTTGGCCTGCTTCATCGCCATCAAGAAAGATAGCTACTCTACTAATGCCCTGCATCTGTAGCATAGCCAGCTTATCTTCATTTATATTGTTTGTGCCAAAACAGCACATAGCATTCTCGATACCTTTGTCATGTAAATTAATTACATCATAGATACCCTCTACAAGTATTACCTCTCCAAGTCGGGGAGATACTTGTGGAAAGAGAGGAAGCTTTGCTCCTGGTGGTGTAAACTTATACTTTGGTGTACCACCAGCGGTGTGTCTACCTTGAAAAGCTACTATCTTTCCAGAAATATCCCGTACGGGAAAGTTTATTCGACTAATGTAGTCATTTGCTGTATGTTCAAATGCTTCAAACTTTCTGTAAGTTTTTGGAGATATATTTCTCCAGTTTCCTACATATGGCATAGAGTTTGTAGGCAGGGATAGCCCTACATTTTCTGCACGTTTAGTTTGTATCTTTCGCTTTACAACTTCTCTTTTCATCTGCATAGCGGAAGCTTTTTCTCCGAAATGTACGAAGATGCTGCCCTTGAAACCACAAGAAAAGCAGTTGAATCGACCATCAATCTGGTCGATTCTCATGCTTGGGTTTCTGTCATCATGTTCCGGATTTAGACAACGAACTAAAAAGTCCTTGCCCTTAGGAATATAGTATACAGATTTTTGATCAAGAAGTTCTTGTACGTTCATTACCAAACTATCATTATTACAAAAAATACGAAGAAACCACCTATAATGGCCCAGGTTTCTCCATCTTTCCAAACTCCGTCCCAGCTAAACTCTTCTTTATCAAAGACAAAGTCTAGCTGTTCTGTTATTTGTTTATTTTCCAATGTGCTTTACATCTTCATTCGAGATGACTTGATAATTGCCTTTGTTATATGCAATACTTACGGTATATTTACCGCTTACTTCTTTCTTGTAAGAGTCATCAATCTTACGAGGCACATAAGGTTTGAAAGGAGCAGACTTGTACTCTTTCTTAGTATCAACCCACCATGCGGGGGTAAAAGACGCTTTTGACCTTTCTAAGGGTACAAACTCTGGTTGCTTCTTTCTAGAAGATTTTAACTTCTTTTTCTTTCTACCTGAGTAGGTATGATGAATACTACCTTGAATAACCATATACTTCTCCGTGAAATTGAACTATATATTATACTCGATTTCAACAAATTTGTCAACAGTTATTTTTTGAATAGTAGCAATATTTCCTCTAGTGAAATAGATGTTTGGAGTATTCGGGCATCACGAACGTTTAACTGGAGCAGTAAATCTAATCTATGGTGTCCATCAATTATTTTATAGGTTGAATCCACAATCAGAGGTTTGTAAGCATTTCTCATTACCTTCAAATATCTGTCCTCTGTTTGTGGTCTCAAATCCTTCTGAGTCGGACTAAGTTCCCACGGACGAACAACCTTTCTAGTAAAAGGTATTCCTGCATCAACTAACATAATCTCATTTAGCTGAGGCAGATCTTTCCGCTTATAGATCATCTATGTCCTCTCCAGTTTTGTGTTCGGACTGCTCTCGTTCGGAAGGTGTCATGGCAGACTCGGGACCAATTTTCATAGTTTCCCAGTTTACTGTAGACGTAAAAGATCGCATAGCGGCTGAACGCATTTTAGTACAGTTGAATGTGATGGCTGCATCCTCTTGGTCATAAGTCTCAAGAGCATAGGCAGCGTCTGCAGCATCCAATATACCTTTTGCAAAACGCGCTTCACCGCTAGCGTCTGTTTGATATGGCGTAACAACAGTACATTCATACTCTTGTGCCATAGATTTGAGGGCTTTGCTCACCTCTATTTGTTCTGTCCAATCGTACTGTCCCATACGAGATGGCACAGAAGAACGCTTAACCTGGTTGATATAGTCTACAAGAACCACCGCAACATTAAGTGATTTCACTTTCTTGTCCATTTCTGCTTTGATTTTTGCAAGAGTCAAAGCTGGATCATAAATAACATCAACTTGCTGAGTCGGGAGAAGCTCGCATGTTGTTGTAAGATTATGATGAAATTTCTCAAAATCACGATGTTCCTTGTATTCTAATAATCTATCCTGGCCTTGCTGGAAGCGATTGGCCCACCAGCCTGCAACCTGTTCCCACTCTATCACACTCAGATTCTTTGTGCGAAGTCGTGAGAAAGGTATGCCGGTGGCAATAGAACAGATGCGTTGAAGAATGGATCTACTATCCATCTCGATAGTGAAATACATAGCAGACTTGCCATCTTCAAACACACTGTGAGCAATATTTGCACAAGTAAGTGATTTACCGGCCCCGCGACGACCCCCGATAAGAACAAGGTCTCTCGGAGAGAATTGGATCTCATGATCATATTCTGCGTTTAGTCCCAGTGCCAGATACTTACCAATCTCATCATCATCTTCAAATAAAGCTATGCGCTGCATACTTTCTTGAGGTGCTTGTAGATCGACCTTCTTTTCAACGTCGAGTACAATCTGATGTAGATGTGCAACTGACTCTTCTGCATCTTCAAAAGCTACAGAGTTGTCAATATACGTTTCAAGAGAATCAAGGATCTCTTTCTGCGTATACTCATTCTTGAGGTACTGCAGTAACATGAAAGCATCTGCTTCCACTTCGATACTCTCTATTGCAAAGAGTTTCTCTACTGTTGCAGTGTCTCGTACCTCAAACTTTAGATCTTCGAATGTGGGAAGTGTATGAAACTTATCACAATGTCTATCTACAACATCAAAGATGGTGTGGTATTCATTGGGTAGATAATCCTTGCGAACGGACGTCCAGGTTTCAAAATCCTGCAGCGTCAAGACTTGCTTGATTAAAGCACTCGCAATATTCAATACTTCCCCCGAAGATAAATGAGGCAGGGTACAAGGATTTGCATTGTCCAAGCATCCGGTTGAGGCCCCCTGTTGCCAAAGGGCCGTGCCTCACAGTAAAATTAACCTGCTGCTTTTTCTTTACGAGCAGCGCCATCATAGTCCTCTGCAACAAGGCCACGACGAGTTAACATAGTTTTAACACCACGGGCAGTTTTGCCAATGGCTTCTGCAATTTCTTCAACGGTCATCGAAGAAATGTCGCCTAGGTCTGCCAAAGGATCTTCTTTGGTTGAGCCCTTGGTGTGCTCCTGTCGAGGAATAGCGTCAATATGACCAGAGCGTAGCAAGCTAAGAGCTTTACCACGAACACTGTTTACTTCTCGACCGAGAGCTTCAGCGATAGCTTCTACGTAGGCTCCATCGTTTACCATGGTGATAAAGGTAGCCTCTTCATCTTCGCTGTAAGTTCGCACTGCTTCTACTTTAGGAGCAGGCTTGACATGACCAGTCAATTCCATGGAAAGAATCTTACCTTGGATTTGCTTGGCGTCAAATGCACCATCTTCGAAGTGCTCGGCAATTTGAGCATAGGTGTAGTCGCCGCTATTGTCAGAGACAAAAGCAGCAAGAGTAGCTTCTTGGTCTTCGCTAAAAGCACGAGAAGCTGAAGCAGAAGCAAGTTCTACTTCGAAGCCCATCTTTCGCAGTTTGCTAGAGATTGAGCGAGTTGATGTCTCAAGCTGTTCTGCGGCTTCTGCCACGGTAGCTTGAGAGATCGGTGATTCGTCACCGACAAAGTTTGTCAGAGCGTCGGTACGCTCGTCTGTCCACTTAGGCAATGCCATTCGTTTCTCCTAAAAAGTCTAATAAATTTTCGACTATTGTTATGCCATCTTTTCTGGCTTTCTGTGTTTTGGTTGACTCAATACCACTCTCATTAACAAGTATCGTTACGTCTTTCGTGACACTACTTTTTACTGTGTAGCCATACTTTTGTAACTCTTGAGCGGCTTCAGCCTTTGTTTTGAAACTCGTAAGTTTACCACTGATACACACGACCCCGGTCACTTCCTTTTTAGGTTTAGGTATGTCAAACTCCATAGTATGTGGAAGATTCAATAGTAGATTGAGTTCTTCCTCAATAAAACCGAGCAGACTATCAGTAGCCGCTGGGCCTAGACCTGCTTGTGCGCAAACTTCTGCATTAATTTCAATAAGAGATTTACATACAACAGAAAGTTTGTCGGTAGCTGTCCTGCCGATCAACCGGATACTAAGTGCTGGAAGTAGTGTGTTCAAGGGAGCACCCCTTGAGTTTTCTATTTCTGCATACAATTTCTCAGCAAGCCTCTCTGAATTAAGAGACTTGGCAATATCATTTTCTGTAAGGGTATAAATATCAACTACAGAACCCAAACCCAGTTTAGTAATTGCAGCTGGGCCAAGTCCTTTGATTTTCAAGGTCTTGGCAAAGTGCTCAATCTTCTTTTGGGATTGGCTGCCACAATTGTCATTGCGGCAGAAAAGGATGTGGTTATTCCACTCCAGAAACTCCCCACAACTGGGACAGTTACTTGGCGCGAGAATCTTCTCCACTAAAATTGCTCCTTTGAAATTGAACGTATATTATACGAAAAAATAAGATGTTTGTCAAGAATTATTTTTTGACAGGTGGTCGGAATCAACACGTCGTAAAATTCGAGGTATAATCTCACCGCTACGAATCACTTCTACTTCGCAGCCAATTTCGAGATTTAGACCTCGTATATATTCAATGTTGTGTAGGGTGGCCCTGCTGACTTCTGCATCACCAATTTTCACTGGCTCCAGAAGGGCAACAGGACTCACCTCTCCACTTTTACCGACTTGCCACTTGACATCAAGAAGTCGTGTTACTACTCCTTCTTTTTGCTCCTTGAGAGCAAATGCTCCTTTTGGATGATGTGCGGTGTACCCCATATTTTCGTATGTAGCGTAGCTGTTCACACGAAAGACTTCGCCGTCTGTAGGGTAGGTATCCTTCTGTACGGAGTCTACTGTTGCAAACCCGTTGAACATAAGGATTTTCATAGCTGTAGTCCAGTTATTAGCAATAGCGGGTTGGGCATCATATGCTACAAAGTTGATATTCCTTTCGAGAAACTCGCCTTCATCTTTTAGATTTAGAGCACCTGATGCATAGTTTCTAGCATTAGGTATTTCTATAGGGGCAACAACTTCTCCAGTGATTTGAAGAACATCATTGCTATCAAACTGTATTGTGCCTGGCACAAGATGCCGCATTTTGCTAGTAATATCTTTACCCAGCTTGCCGTCTCCTCTAGTCAGAGCCTGCTGTAGTTTACCAGAAACATATAGCAAAGACACTGCTGCACCATCAAGTTTTGGCGTATTTACATACAAGCCAAGGTCAGGCGCATCTTCTATAGAAAAGAATTTTTGAAGAGATCGCATTGGAAAATAGTGAGCAACACCATCGGTTACACGATAGCCTACATCATGAAATTTGTAGACAGAAACAAGAGCATCGAACTGTTCATCCGAAATGATAGGTTGCCCTTCATAATACTTCTTGCTGGCATGTCTCAAAAAATCTTGCATAGCTTCCTCACTAAATTATCCAACTATTATACAAGGATTCAGCAATATTGTCAAGAACTATTTGTACATTTCGTCAATTTGTTCTTTGAAGAATTCTTCTAGTATGGATTTAGACTCTGCAAGAGATAATATCTCTACTAGTCCAGAAAAAAGTTCTCTGGAGTTATTAAAGTCTAGTTCCATAGCAATTCCGTCGGCAGAGGGCATCCATATTTCTTCAAATCCTAAATAGTATTTGCGAATATGTAAATACTCTATGCCACGAAATGTATTTACTGTTAACCTAATTTGAGTTTCTTTATCTTCGTTATAGTGTATAATTTTTTCATATACAGGCGCTGGTTCATGAAGCTCCATTAGGATCTCCATTTCTCAGAATAGAAGATAGAGGAACTACGCTAGTAACGTTTTCAGGCTTTAACAGTCTATAAGAATCTGTATCCCAACAAAAGAGCAAAAGAGTCCGGTCAGACTCCTTTGCCCGATTCTTCTTGTCTTGTATATATGGGGTACTAAAGTCAAGTGTGCATACGTTGTACTTTAGTTTTTTGGAGTTTTCACTTCGGTAGGTAATGATTGCATCGCCGTACTCAGTTACTAACTTTGCTAAATCCTCTTTTTTCATTTCTCTCCTTAGGTAGGTTAGCAAAAGTTTTTTAGCTGTCCTAACTCAAAGGGGAATGTATGCCCCCGAGGGGGCATAAGGATTAACTGTTTGCTTGCGACGTCTCTACAACGTTGGCAATTACTCCAGCAAAGTACTGAGCTGCTTTACCAGTCAGTTTTTCTACAATATCATTGTCAATGTCTGCACCGACATCGGTAAGTGCTGCAATCAAGGCTTCTTGTGCTGCTACTTTTGACACTCGTCCGCTACCACCACCGGAGGATGTACCAGAGCCACTCGCAGGGGTCTTTTTTACATATACACCCGCTTTGCTGAGTACCATTCGTACACCATTTGCTGATTCGTCGAACTCATCTGCAATATCCTTTACAATCTCCATTGAAGTCTCAGGAGTAGGATTTGCTTCTTCATATGCTGCGATTACCGCAGCTTTTTTGTCATCATCCCAGGCCACTCTACGTTTCCTCTTAGTTGTTGATTTATACCCTGGGCAAGTACCCAGAGCGTCCAGTTGCTGTTGATAAAATCGGTCGCCCATTGGTTTCCTCAATTTTGTGAATACTATTATAGGCGATTTTAACGAATATGTCAAGAACTTTTTTTGTCAAGCTCTCGATAATACTCTAATGATTCCTCCCATGACACAAATTTTTGTGCAGGATAAATCCAGAACTTTCCCTGATAAATAGGGTGCTTCTCTTCTTCGTCTCCACACCAGTTACAGGGTTCGTTTTCTTCTATTCCCATTATATCTTTCTCCACTTCACAATAATGTTCCCACATTCTAGCTATCACCATCCGGTACTCCCATAAAGTGAGTAATTGTACTCACTCTAATATCTTGCCATTTTTCATTCTCTACATCCCACGCTACAATAGTATCTGAATTAATAGACTGATTTTTTACTCTGCCTTTATTTTTAAGGGTATAAACCCCTTTATGTACTTTATTAGAGGTAAGACTCTGAAACTCGACTTGCACTTTTGATGATATTGATAAAATTTTTAATATTACGCCCGCTTGTACACTCATAACTTTGTTAAATCAATTCCATACTCTTCTAAATGAGAGAGCTTGCCCAAGTCATATGCAAGAGCGTAACTATAAAACCCCGCTATACCAGCAGAGCTATAGAAATCTTCTAAATCTCCTCCTGGCTTTTGTCTAACATAAATAGAATAGCAATCAGAGCTATACCTATCATTATAGTCTTCAGTCACTACTCCTGGCTTGGAGTCTTGATACTCTTTTGTATATCTTTTCACAACCTGAGCAGGAGCATGATTTGTGGCTGACCATACTATCTCCCCCTCTGCAAACTCTGTAGATACACACGCTTCTGGTAAATACATAGGAGCTTTTCTATCTTCGACATTTACGGGTCGCTGTGGAACTCCTACTTTTTCCAAAATGTTTTTTACAAAAGAGTTAGATCTATACAATCCTTTTGAGATACTACTTATGTTTTCTCCCGATAAATAATCGGTTATTACTTCTTTTATCTCATCTGGTCTTGCTGATCTACCTCTATTTTGTGCAACACGCCTTGCACGATATTCTTTTTGCTCGCGAAACTCTTCTATAATCCTATCTAGCCGAACCGTACTATACGAAATGTTTAGTATTGAACAGGCTTCTTTTTTAGTTATAGCTTTTATCGATGAGTCTGTCGGATTCAGCAGACTGATCACATGCTGAATATTTTTTGACGTTAGATTCTCGTGACTCTTTCTCTTTACTCTTGGCATCTTCTAATTCAATCTCCAACTTAAATAATAAACAACAAATGGCATGTGCTATATGAGACACATTTGACTCGCTGTCGAGATCCTCACCATCCATATGTGCAAATATGTGCCTAAGAGCCCCGCTAGTATAACGAGACTGTAAATTTTCCAGTTTTTTCCAATTTTCTTCATCATACTTGTTTGCTCCAAATGTAAGTACTTTTGCTACTTCAATTATAGCTTTGGGAGGGAGCAAATGCATTCGAGGTTTTTCGCCGTCATACTTAATTCCTTCAGGCATTTGGATCATAAGCTCCATCTACGAATTCCAAAATCATTGGAAATACTCCAGACAGGGCTTCTGCACACTCTACTGCAACTTTTTGATGCTCTAGTTGTGTGCCATTTCCACTTCGTAACTCTACGAAATGTATCCAACTTCTTATACTTCCTGACATATATAGTCTGGAAGGAGTAATACCTTCAGGCAATACAGCACGGGCTTGCTCTTTTGCAATACCTTGCTCAAGTGCCCAATCATACGCTGTCTTGGCTGCTTCCCACGCATTTCTCTGTTTGGCTAACCACTCATTATGCAAAGGGCCGTCAGGTAATCTTACTGAGTTCTGGCGATTCTTAAGGTCTTGACCCCGCGCCTCCCTGAAGACAGGATTACCGAGTCCGTCTACTTCTGCGTATCGTTGGCTGAATTCTTGAAACGAAAAAGAACGATGCCTCAACATTTGTCTTGCAATATCCCTTGTAGTCTCAATTTCTAGCGTTGCAGATACCATTTCAAAAGGAGACCAATGCCCCTCTCGTATTAGATATCTTACTAGTTTTTCAGATGTTTTTGTATTATTTTGATTTGCTGGATTTGATACTCTTGCTGTAAATGCTATTTCATCTAGCATACTTTCACTAGAAGCATTTACAAGTCTTACACTACTCATACTGGCTGTCTTCATGCTACACACTCACATAACATTTTGCTTCCATACTGTGTACAGATTTTGTGATCTCTCCCATAGCACTGAACGTGCTGTGGCTCCATATATTTAAACTTATTAATGCCTTCAGTATTACTACAACCGAAGCACCCATAAGCAATTAAGAGAATAATTAATACTCCTCTCATCGTGTTATTCGCTCCTTATAGTCTGCTTGTTCTTCGTTCCACCAGGGAGGCTTCTCTCGAAACTTCCATGATGCAAAAGTTGCTTTGTCCTTGTGATAAAATCTTCGATATGCCTCTACTGCATCTTCTCCTTTAAGTTCGTCCGGCATTGCAAGTGCAAAAGGAGTAAGTTGTCTTGAAGGAACATGTACTGGGTCTGGGAGTTTAAGTATGACGTCATGCACTGATTTGTGGCTTTTGCCAAATCTATATCTGTACTCTTCGTTGAGAGCCACAGCATAGCAATGTAACCATTCAAAGTTGTCCAGGCTAGCACGAGCCCAAATAGTACAAGGATGGTTATGCATTGTCGGAAGGTAAGGGAAGTCCCTTGGTTCATTTTTCTTTATTTCCCGCAACTCTGCAAGCTGCTCTTTACTGAGTTTTTCAGGTACATACCCAAAGTATTTATCTATCCACATATTTGTGCAGAGCATTTGTGCTGCCTCAAGGGGCATCTTTACAATATGTTTGTCTACGTGATACTCTGCACAAAGGTCTATATCTTCATCAAGTATAAATATATTCATAAGACATATTATACTCGTTTAAAGAAAAATTGTCAATATATATTTTCTCGTTAACACGTAACATTTTCGAGCCGTGACATCAGTCGTTCGGCGCGATTTGTTACTTGTCTGTACCATCGGGAATCCCTTCCCTCCTTTGCTGCTTCTTTCCAGTCATCGTTATTAAGAGCTGCGTGCATCTTCTTGAACTGTGACAATCGAGGACGACCTAAATTAAACATCATGTTTACTAGGATCTCTTGTACTTCGTCTGGGAAGTCTTCAAAGTAAGACTCTCCGTACAGAACATAGCACTCTCTGATTGCAGTGTTACAATCTTCTTTGAAGCACTCTGTTACTCTTTCTTCAGACACAGAAGTACCTACAGGATGCAGATACTCTGGGTCACTTTCTTTTACAAGATGACCCACACCAAAAGTATGATAGCCAAGATGATCATGATATATCTCATATATCACACCTTCGTCAATTTTCAACTGTTCATACAATCTCTTAAAGTTCATAGTTTCCCTTCACTTTTGCACAATCTTCTGCCGCGCTAGGCAGATCATCGTCCATACTTGTAGCATCTGCTTCATCAGCAAATCCATACCAATTCCACCGGCCGTCTTCTTGTTGCTGTTGTTTTATCGTCTCACGATCATGACGGTTAAAGCACATAGACATTTTCTTCCAAAGATTTATTCTTTGCCTTCGTGTCATAGTAAACCGGTATTACTATGGGCGTCTGCCCACTCCATTGCTGCGGCTTGAGTATCAAACTCTTTAGTCTCTACCAGGTCTCCATTGGTGTAAGTTTTGCCTTCAAACTTACCGTTTTCTTTTTCTTCTACAGTGCCTTTGTACTTGCCGTCAAGACTATCATAAGAAATCATCATTTTTAAGTTCTCCTTATTTCTCTCTCGCAATCCCTTTTGCTTTTTCGTAGGATCGCATACCTCCCAGTCCTAACATTCCTAGAAGGACTGGCATCATTGTTTCTAATTCGATCAGTGGAACTACCACTGGACTTTCTGCTAGTGCTAGAGCAAAGTTTGTCATAGGCACTATAATAAAGTTAGAAAGCATACCTAATCCACAGATCCAACCAATAGCTGGTCTCCAGCCTGCTACGAAGAGCGACTTATGAGCAGCCTCTTGTTTATTTACTTCCACTTGGGCCATCACTTCTGCGTGATGTTGTTTCTCCGCTAACGTGGAGATCTCATGTGCAAGTCTGTTTGCTTCATCTTTATCTTCGATGAACTCGGATACTAGCCCTGTTACTGGGCCAACTAACTCTTTTATAAAACCTAAAGCCATACTTTTCTCCTAGATCAAAGGGCGGGTATAACCCCGCCCACCCTGATTAATGAACGAATGCTGCGACACACAGTGTTCCCCAGAACACCGCATTGGCCCAAAAAGCCTCGCAGAACAAACAGTCGTCCTTCAGGAACCGTTTGATCTCTGTCATTTTTTACTCGATAGTTATCACCTTGGGTCTATCTTCCTCCGGAATAATCTCATCCAGATCAATACACAATAGTCCCCTGTTCATGTAAGCTTTTGTGAGTTGTACATGCTTGTGTAACGTAAACGTTCGCACAAACTCTTTCCCACTAAGTCCTTTGTACATATATGACTCGCCTTCTTTTTCCGTTTGCTTACATAAACCTTTTACGGTAAGAACATCCTTGTGCAGTGATATTTCGATATCAGATTTGTTCCACCCTGGAACCGCAACCTCTACCCTATACCCTGCAGATGTTTTTACTACGTTATATCGAGGATAAGTCCCATCAATATTTGGGTTTACATTCTCAAAACGGTCAAACCCCAAAAAGAACTTTGGGAAGTCTGCCACATTCAATCTTGCTAGATTGGTCATTACTTTTCTCCTTGTGCCCTTTCGGTGCACTACTTTGGGTCCTCTCGGCACCCGTTTCAGTCTTCGTCAAATACTATGACGCCTTCTGCCTCAAGATAGTCCAGTGCAGATACTATACCTGCCTGCTGCCCTATTTTGAAACTCGTATATCCACAGCCTATCATACAGACTGCTACTATAATATAATGTAGCTCTAACATGGTAACCCATTCCATAACTTAATTCCTTAAGGCTGTTTTTATCACAATCATATATTATACACGCTGACACTTCCTATGTCAAGAATTATTTTTACGAACACAGAAATAAAAAATAGTACTTGACATCAAAGGTTAATTCAATTATAATAATACGATGAAAAATTATAGTAAGCAACCTTGGTCTCAAGCCGAGAGGAACTTATTGTGCGAGAAATATCATTTTTCAAACGCAAAAGAGTTACAGGAGTTGTTTCCAAACAGAACCTATAATGCTTGTGTAAAGCAGGCTAAATACCTAAAGGATCGAGGATGGAGATTAAAAAGACCTTGATTGTAATGGGAGCAATCCTATACGCAGGTGAAGTCCAAGGACAGGACAACAATAAAGATAGATTCGAGGACATGTACTGTCTTGCAAAGAATATCTACTTTGAGAGTAGAAATCAACCAGATATTGGTAAGATTGCAGTAGCACAGGTTGTCATGAATCGAGTAAAATCAGAACAGTTTCCCGACTCTATATGTGAAGTAGTACAGCAGGGCGGTGAACGAAGACACAAATGTCAGTTTAGCTGGTATTGTGATGGTAAGTCAGACGAACCAACAGATATGCTCTCATGGGATCATAGCGTCTATGTATCACTACTTGTTTATGGTGGTCAGATAGGCGACATAACAGATGGAGCAATGTGGTATCATGCTGATTATGTTAAGCCTTCTTGGTCTTACAACTTAACTAAAACAATCCGAATAAACGATCACATTTTTTATAAATAAGGAGATAGATATGGACCCAGAACAACTGGATCTTAATTTTGACGAAGACGAGTGGGATACCTTTGATGATTGGGACTTTGACGGTGAAAGCGACCGTGAAGCCCTGGCATCAGCAGGTTTTGGTACTGATGAGGATTATGGTGGCTATGGCGATCATAATGAGATGATTTGAGAATAGCCGTTCGAAACAATAATGTGGAGAGTGCTCTACGGATTCTCAAGCGTAAAACAAAGGAGGGACTCATGGATCTTCGAGAGAAAGAGTACTATGACAAACCATCCTCGAAACGTAATAAAGCGAAAAAAGCGGCTAAAACCCGCGAAACCAAGAGACAGAAAGATGAAAATAAGAACTCACGCAGTAAGAAACACTAACTTTGAATCGGTTGGAGACTTCATGGAAGCCTTTGGACAGAAGGTAGAAGTAGAACCTACCTGGCCTGATTTTAGTACTCGAGAGCTTCGATTAGAACTCATATCAGAAGAGTTCAGTGAACTTTGTCAGGCTGTA